CTGGAAGAGCTGGTAGTGCTCCATTAGGACCGGGTGGTTCAGCTGGTACGAAAGTGGTTGGTACTCCAACAGCAGTTGATCCAAAAGCTACTGCATTGCCAACTCAAGTAAATCTTACAGGTTATCTAAACAAAGGTGCTTTTGGTTATCCTAAAGTAAAAGTAGATCCTGGCGCTGGACTTCTTAATTCAGTAAGTGATTCTGAAAAGAATGATGGTATTACTAATAAGCCTCTTTCACTTAGAGAAATTAGAAGTAAATTAAGAGATGATGCTACTTTATCAAATCCAACATTCACTGGTTCTCAAGTTGGATCTGGCAAATTAAGCGGCTCATTCTCAGAAACTTCACCTAAGACTATTGGAAGAACAGAATCAAAATCTCCTACTAAGATTATTGGTAACAAATTTATTGGACAATTAAATCCAGTTGATGCATCTAAGAAAATTGTTCCAAAACCTTTACCTAAGATTATTACTCCTGATCCAGTTTTCAATCCTAACTTTAAATCAACTATTGATTCAAAGACTAAATTAGGAAGAGGCATATCATTAGCTAGATTCTTAGGAGGTAAAGGAGATAAGATTACTCTTAAACATATTGAAACTTTAGCAGAAAAGAAAGCAATTGCTCGTCAATTGTATTTACAAGCTGAAGCAATTAACTTAATATCTGGTGATGCTGGAAAATTCAAAGATCATAGATTAGTAGTTGTTGAAGGATTATATAGAAAAGGTCCAAGTGAAACACTAACGCCTGGAAGTATAAATGATTTACAAACTAAAGGCCAAGCAGTTGTTTACGAGTTAGTTGATTTAAAGGGAAAGACTGATTTAGAAAAATCATTTGATCTTGCAATATATTTTAAAGATAATTTATATTATGAGAAACTTATTCTTGATTATGATACATTTGATCCAAGCGGCGCGATGAATGTTCAGATAATCATTATTATGCCATCTGTTACTGAAGATTATACCGGTGAATATACTCAATCGATTGAAACACGTTACAATAACAAAGTTCAATCAAACAAAGAATTCATTGAAATAACCTTATAAATAAGAGAAAAGGATAGAATTTTATGGTCGCCACTCGTGCATTATCCGCAGAAGATGCTTTTTTAGAGTCGAGAACTCTAGTTGGCTCAAGATCGCGCGATTATTCAGATATTGATTTGTCATTTATCACTAAACCAAATGGTGATGTATATAAAAAGACTAATGTTGCTTCTGTTAAACAAGCAGTAAAAAATCTGTTATTAACTAATCATTATGAGAAACCGTTTAAACCCTACTTTGGCGGAAATCTAAATGATATATTATTTGAGCTTGCTAATGACGAGACATCTTCAGTATTAAGAGAGGATGTAATAAATGCTATACATAATTATGAAGAAAGAGCACAAGTTTTAGAAGTAATAGTTAATGATAATATCGACTTTAATGAAATCAGAGTAAAAGTAATTTTTAGAATAAAGAATTTAAATGAAGTCGTAGAAGTAGAAACAACACTATCGAGGTTGAGATAAAATGGCAACTAATATCCAGTCAACACAGCTTGACTTTACACAAATTAAAGATAATTTAAAAACGTTTCTATCTGGTAAAACAGAATTTGCAGATTACGATTTTGAAGCTTCTGGCTTAAATAATATACTTGATGTGTTAGCTTATAATACTCATTACAACGCGTTAGTTGCAAACTTTGCTCTTAATGAATCTTATTTAAATACTGCTCAATTAAGAAGTTCAGTTGTGTCTCATGCAATATCTTTAGGGTATGAACCTAGATCTATTAGTGCTTCACATGCTACTCTTAATATATCTTTAAATTTATCTGGAGTTGCTAGTAGGTCAGTAAATTATACACTTCCCGCTCTTACATCTTTTACTTCTTCTGTAAATAATGTAACATATACGTTTAGAACTCTTGAAGCATTAAGTGCAACTGATGATGGAACTGGAAAATATGTATTTCTCAATTCGCTAGGTTCAAATAGTATTTTAGTCTATGAAGGTGTATTGAAAACTAAGACTTTTTATGTTGGTGAACAAACAGAACGCCAGTTGTATATCATACCAGATAAAACAATTGATACTGCAACAGCTACTGTTAAAGTATTTGCTAATCCATCTACTGAAAGCTTTGCTTCATACACACCTCTTTCAGGAGCTGTTAGAGTTAGTGCAACATCTCAGTTTTATCAAATTACAGAAACTCCGAACGGGTTCTATGAATTGAACTTTGGTGATGGTGTTTCCTTTGGTATCTCTCCTGCAACTGGCAGCGTTATACAAATTCAGTATCTATCAACTGTTGGAATAGAAGCGAACGGCGGAAAAGTATTTACACCATCTTCTCAAATTTCAATTGGTGCCTCTGATTATGATCTCACTGTTGTTACTACTGCTCCTGCAGCAGGTGGAGCAGTAAGACAAACAGTCGAAAGTATTAGACAAAATGCTCCTATCGCATATGCTTCACAACAAAGATTAGTTACAGCTGAAGATTATAAAGCTATTATACTTAAAAACTTTTCGAATATTGCAGATGCAATTGCTTGGGGTGGAGAAGATAATGTCCCAGCAAACTATGGTAATGTTTATGTAGGATTAAAATTTGCTACAGGTACGACAGACGCTGAAAAGACAACAACAAAGAATAACATAGTAAGTAACATTACAGATTATTTGTCTGTACTTTCAATAGGAACGATTTTCGTAGAACCGGTAGATACTTTTGTAGAAGTTATCGTTGAATTTTCGTTTGATCCTAATTTAACAAGTGTAACATTACAATCGACTGAATCGGCTGCAGCTGCAGAAGTCAAAACTTTCTTTGCTGATAATCTTGGATTATTTGGAAAGACATTTAGAAAATCTGCTCTATTAACAAAAATTGATGGAATATCAGATGCTATCATTTCTTCAAATGCTACTGTTAAAGTCCAACAAAGATTTGAACCAACTCTTAATAACTCAATATCGTATGAGATTAATTTCCCTATTGCGTTAGCTCCAGCAGATGACATAAATAGAGTTATAACATCATCAACATTTACACTCAACGGTAAAGTAGCTTTGATTAAGAATAAATTAAGTTCAACTAAATTACAAGTTACAGATACTCTTAATAATGTTCTAATTGATAATGTTGGTCAATACGTTCCGCAAACAGGAAAAATTGAATTGATTGGATTCAGTCCTTCATCAATTACTTCTGGTCAAACTTTTATTAAGATATCAGCTACACCATCAAACGAAAACGTAATCAAACCATTAAGAAATTTTGTAATATCTCTTGATGATGATGCATCGTTTGCTTCAGGTTTAGTTGATAGACAAACAATTAATGTGGCGTTATAATGGAAACTCTTCAATCATTTAATAGAAGAGACTTAAGTCTTCATGATAATTTAGTTAAAGAAGTTTTGCCTGAATATTTTCAGAGAGATTATCCTAACTTAATTGCATTTTTAGAAGGGTATTATGAATTTACTGATGGAACAGAATCTGTTGATATTATCAAAGATCTTTATAGCATTAGAGATATTGAAGCTGCAACAGCTAGTCAGTTAGATCAAATATTTAAAGAGATTGCTGGAGGAGCATCAAAAGATTATTTCTTAAATCCTCGTGAAGCTCTTCGTATGTTTGCTAACTTCTATAGAGTTAAAGGTTCAAGATATTCAGCCGAAGGTTTCTTTAGAGCTTTCTTTAATGAGACTGTTCAAATTGATTTTCCTAAAGTAAACATGTTTATTTTAAATCAAGCCGAATCAAAGATTGGTGCAGAATCTCTTCACTTTCTTCAGAATGCACAGCTGTATCAAATCTTTTCAATATTGATTAGGTCTTCAATTCCTATTGTTAGATGGAAAGAATTATATCGACAATTTGTACATCCAGCTGGATTCTTTATTGGTGGTGAAGTTGTGTTGGAATTAACTCCTTCAGAAAATCTATTTGGTATTGGAACAATGCCGAATGTTGTTCTTTTGGATTCAAGTGAAGTTAGTAAAGTCACAGTGGAAAATTCAGCAACATATATATTTGGAACAGCATCTCATGAGATTACAGGCAGAGTGGCAGACGGTATAGATTCAGATAATTTTCAGTCACATACAAGACTAGTTAATATTAGTAAGTATGCAACTATGCCTATCGCCGAATTGATTGCATCATATGGAACTATTGCTCCAGGTGCAGATGGTGTGTTAGATGTTAACTCACCAACATTTGACGAAGATTCAGGAAGAGTTCCTGGAGTTATTAGATTGAGTAATGCTGTAGAAACTATGGATTTTGAAAGATTTGAAGATTATAATGACTCAATTAATTAAAAATAGTTATAAATAGAACTAGATTTCTAAAGGATACATGATGGCACGTAATAATATAGGATTAGGCTCAGCAGCAAACGACGGAACGGGTGATACTCTTCGTGGTGCTGGTACTAAAATAAACAATAATTTTGTAGAGCTATACCAGAAACTTGGCGGAGACTCTAATAATTTAAGCGGACAGATTGCTGTTGCTGCTGATGGACTTGTGTTCGAAGGTACAATTGCAGACAATAATGAAACGACGTTAAAGGCTATTAATCCTACTGCTGATAGAAATATTAGTTTACCTAATGCTAGCGGATCAGTTATTTTAGATTCTGCTACTCAAACTCTTATTAATAAAACAATAACATCACCAGTTTTAATAACACCACAAATTAATAATGTTGCTAATACATTTCAGTATGTAGTCAAACCTGGAGCTATTGTTGCTGATAGGAATATTAATATTCCAATATTAGCTGACTCAGATGCTATAGTGTTTAATACTACAGCAGCAGTCTTAAAAAACAAGACATTAGATTCAGCAACTGTTAATAATCCTATTCTATCAGGTACAATTTCTGATGTAAACGGAGCTGGATTATTAGAGATTGTTTCAACAGCTTCTGCAGTTAATGATGTAAAACTCACTAATGCTGCAACAGGATCTAACCCATCTATTATTGCAACAGGATCAGACACTAACGTTACTATAGACATTAGAGGCCAAGCAAAAGGTTCTGTTAAAGTTAATAAAATATCTGTATTAGCTAACACTCAAACAAGTGCTGCAGATGCATCTGAAACTGCAGGATATATAATATGTAATTCAGGAATATCAATGGGTGTTGGTCTTAATGATGGAACTGTTGTTGGAGAAACGAAAGTGTTTACTAACAAAGGAGCAGGTTTAGCTACAATAACTCCTGATAATTTTGCTCAAGGCACTACAATCGCGCTCAGTCAATTTGATGGAGCTAGCCTAATATGGGATGGATCAAATTGGTATATAACTGGCCACTATGGCGCCGTAATAGCATAGGAAATT